AGACCAAGACCGACTGCGTGAACGCCTTGCCGTTGCTCGTCAGGGTGAACGAGCCGCCGCGCCCCGCGAGGAAGACGTTGTTGACGCCCGACATCGTCATCCCGGCGCCCAGCGTCAGGTTGCCGAAGCAGTAGTGATCGACCGTCGCCCCGACGCCGGCCGTCTCGAATGTCCCCGTGAACCCGGTGAAGTCGATGTTGCGGCCCATTCGCGGGACGCGCGCGTTGACGATGCCGCCGCCTGAGCTGGCGTTGAAGAAGACGTCGTCCTGCGACAGCGGGATCGACGCCCCGCCGGCTCCGCCCGAGGTCGCCGACCAGTGCGCTGTGTCATCCCAGTTGCCGGTGCCGCCGACCCAGTAGCGCGTCTGGGAGGCGTCGAATGTGATCCCGGTGTTGCCCTGCATGTCGCCGACGGACGTCCCCGTCCACGGCACGGCTCCGCTGGCGTTGATGTCCCGGAAGTCGACGTTGGACAGGACCACGGCCGCGGCTTGGATCGGTGTCTGGATCGGGACGCTGCCGCTGCCCGCGTCCGTCCCCGACACCATGAGCCTCGCCGCAAGGCTCGTGCCCTGATACGTCGCCGTGCCCGTGACGACGAGCAGCCCCTGTGGCAGCAGGGGCGTGTAGAGGCCGATCGCCAGCCAGACACTCGTCACCGTCAGGTTGTGGCACGTGATCGTGGGGTTGGAGATCCCCAGCAGGAACTGCTTGCCCGCGCCGCTGAACACGAGGTCGTAGAAGGTCAATTGCCCCGTCTGCAAGCCGCCCGTCGCGCCCGTGAGAACGATCCGGCTCGTGCCCGCGTTGAACGTGAGGTTCGAGACGGTGTTCGAGGCCCACGCATTCGACCCTGTCGAGGAGAGCGTGATCACCGACGAGCCGAGGATCAGCGACCGGACGTTGGCGGTCGAGATGTTCATCTGCCAGCCGGTCAGGTTCTTGCTGTTCGTGTCGAGCGTGCCCGCGTTGAGGAGCAACTGGCCCGTGCCGCCGTTCGCCCACGACAGGTTGTCCTGAAGCTGCCAGCGCCCTCCGAGCACCACGACCGTCCCGTTGTACCCGAAGGTCATGCTCGGAAGCTGGACGCCATTCGTGGTGATCGGCCAGCCCACGCCGCCGTTGTCGGTGGACGCCGCGAAGATGATCGCGTTCACGGTGTTGGAGATGTTCGCGATGGTCGTGCCCGCGCCGGTCGTCAGCGCGCCGCCCAGCGCGTCGCCGATCCGGAGGTTGACCGAAGCCAAGTTGCCCCACGAGAGGCTCCCGACAAAGCCCGTCGTGCTGAACGACCGGCAGGCGCACACCCCGCCGGCGCCGAGGCTGATCACGCCGCCGCCGGAGCTTCCGTCGATCAGGACGTCATCGGCCGAGGTCGGGACCGAGGCTCCGCCTGCTCCGCCGGACGTCGCCGACCAGTGGGTCGTGGTCGCCGCGTCCCACGTCCCTGTGCCCCCGACCCAGTAGCGGTTCGCCATCGGTGATCAGATCCAGTTGACGGTGATGTCGGAGGCGCCCGCGGTGACGATCGTCAGCCCGGTCGCGAAGGCGCAGTTGTAGACAAAGGTCTGCTCGACCACGCTCGCCTTGATCGTGCCGATCTTGGTCCCCGACGCGGTCAGGCTGTCCCAGATCGTGATGGTCCCGGCCGCCGTGGTGTTGATCGTGATCGAGTGCAGCACGCCGGCACCCGACTTCACGAGGGTCGTGGTGGCTGCCGCGATGTTCGTCGGGCTGAACCGCAGCATCGTCTTGAGACGGTCGAAGGTCTGGTCCTCGCCTGCGATCAGCGTCGCGAGGACGACCTTCTGGTTGGAGTTGGCGTCGATCTGAAAGTCGCCACGCTGACCGTTGGTCAGGACCGACGGGCTGGTGCGGTACACGCCGCCGACCTTGACCGGGTTGCCGGTGTCAGTGGCGCCAGACGCGATGTTGCCCGTCGACTCGACCATGAGCCGACCCGCCGAGAGCGCCGAGGGCAGGCCTCCCGCCAGCAGGGTCTGGAGCGCCGCGAGGGTCGCGTTGGCGGCCGTCTGGTTGGCCGAAGTGGCGAGCCCCGACGTAGCGACGTCAGCAGGGGAAGCAGGGCTGTCGTCAGCCCTGACCGGCGGATTGTCTCGAGTCGCAACGCCTGTCATCTCACCCTCACGCGGCCATGCGGTAGAACTTCATGCCCGACAGGAGGTCCGCGGCCTCGGGCACCAGCCGGTCAAGGTTGTTCGCTGACACGACGCCGGCGCGTGGCTCGCGGCGCTGGGTGATCTCGAGCTCGGCCATCCGGATCGTCTCGAGGCCCATGAGGCCCTTGGCGGTGATCGCCGACTGGGCGAATTCGTAGCGGGCGATCAGGGCCGTCGCGTCCCGGACCTCGGGCATCAGCGTGTACGTGTAGTCGACCTTCACCGAGCCGGTCACGGGAGCGTCGAAGAGGATCGTGCCCTCGTCCGCGTCGACCGTGAAGCCGCTGGTGGTGAGGACGCCGCCGACGTACACGTTGACCGTGTGGTCGACGTCGACGAGCCACCACTGGTTGATGGCCCGGAACAGCACCCTGTTGGTCTCGTCGACCGGGTAGATCGTCTCGCCTGTCTGGCGGATCTCGCGGCCGTAGGTGTAGTCGAGGCGGACGGTGGGCGTCGCGAGGAATGCGTTGGGCATCGCGATCGCGTTGAACAGGCCGAAGGTCGCACCGATCAGCGTGACGACCTCGAGGTAGCGGTCGCTGTTCTGGATGATGATCTCGCTGGGCTGGATGTCGAGCGCGATCTGGGTGTTCGTCACCGCGATGTTGAATTCGCTGACGGCCTTGATCGGCCAGTGGAACGGGTAGACCCGCCGGGTGCCCGTCTGGTCCGACCCGGGCCCGCCCTCGGGCAGGCGCCACACGTGCTGCTCGCCGACGATCGACCCGCCGCGGAAGTCATGGGGCTGCGGGATCGTCGGGACGGTGCAGTAGCCGTTCACGATCGTCGAGGCGCGCTCCAGCACGACGGCGAGCTGGAGATCGGGGATCCCGGTGACATCGGATCCCAGCCGCATCTGCTTGAACGCGTCCGGCGTGACGTACATCGAACCTCCGAGAAGGAGTGGGCGCCAGCCGAGGGGAGCCGGCGCCCACCTGCCCACGAGGGAAAGGCTCAGGACAGCTTGACGCGGACCTTGTTGTTCCAGCCGGGCACCTTCAGCGCCAGCCCGTTCATGAGGAAGATCACGAACAGGTGGGTGAGCTGACCGGAGATCCCGATCGGAATGTCGAGGACCGTGGGGCCCTCGGTGCCGAGGTACGGCAGCGAGAGCGACCCGAAGTCGAGCATGTAGACGTCGCGGGCCTTGGTCGCCCCTGCGAAGTGCGCGCCGGGCGAGTAGCCCACCGCACCCGTCGTCGGGTCGATCGAGTCGCCGGCGAGGACGTACCACGGGATGTCGCCGGCGACCGTGTTGATCGCGTTCGCGGTGACACCGACCGTGGTCCGCAGAGCCGACGACATGATCCGGACGTTGGCGTCCTGCTGCTCGTCGAAGGCCTGCTTCTCGGTGGGGTAGCTCCAGATCTCCATGTCGCCCGGGTTGCCGCCGAGCTGGAGGGACGGAAGGATGGCCGCGTCGACGGCGCGCCGGACGTTGCCGGTCGTGGCCGGGTTCGTCGCGGGGTCGACGTTGAGCGCGTTGTTCTGGACGATGCCGAGCAGGTAGCGGAGCCCGTCGAACGCGTTCGCGTCGTAGGCGCCGTACTCGTCGGCATAGGTGCCGCCGGTGACCGTGGCCTGACCGGAGAAGATCTGGGTCTGCATCCGGTGGGCCATGGCCCGGAGGCCGCCCTGAAGCTCGAGCTGCTCCGGGTTGTAGCCGGCGCCGCCAGCGAGGACCGCGAACTGGCTCTTCAGCGACACGCCGCGCCGGGTGGCGAGGATCGCGATGTTCGTGGTCTTGCGGACGTAGGTCGACTGGTCGTCCGTCACGGTGCCCAGCTCAGGCATGAACTTGGCATCGCCATAGCTCGTGACCTGATTGAACGCGTGGACGAGGCCGTTGGCCGGTTCCTTCGCGATCCGGTCGTAGGCCGGGAACAGCCGCACGAACAGCTCGTACAGCGCCGGCTCGAGATCCTGCCGGATCAGGGCCGCTGCGCCGCCGGTGTCGATCGCCCGGGCGACGTCGGGATCGACCTGAGAGCCGATCCCCTGAAAGGCCGCCTGCGCGGCGTAGCCGCCGGCGTTGAGCCACGTGTCGAGCGGGATGCCGGTGTTCTTCTGGCGCATCTGCTCGAAGAAGAACTGCATGAGCTGCCGGTTCGACAGCGAGTGCAGTCGGTCGCCCATCTCGTGGCGCTGCGACGGGGTGAGCGCCCGGCGGACGTTGGGCTGCTGCGTGCCCTGATCACCGATGCCGATGCGCGCGTCCTGCCGCACGACATTCGGCTCGTCGTTCAGGCTGGCGAGGGAAGCCGACAGGGCCTCCTGCGCCTCGCGAACGGCGTTGATCTGGGCCTGCAACTGGGGAGAGAGTCCCATGTTGCGAGCTCCTACTTGGTGGTGGCCGCCTTGGCCTTGGCCTCGGCGTCCGTGAGGACCTTGAGAGCCCCGGACGAATAGACCTCCGACATGGAGCGGTGGAAGGAGTCCTCCACCTCCGTGAGCACGGCCTTGCGGCCGAGCGGGAGGTTCTTCACCCGGGTGAGGGTGTCGGCGGCCGCGGTGAGCGCCGTTTGCGCCGCTGCTTCCGCCTCATCGGCACGGGTGGTCTCCGCGGCAAGCTGCGATCGCGTGGTCTCGAGCTCGGTCGAGAGGGCGAGGATCAGCTCGTTCGTGGAGCGAATGACCGCGGCCGACGAGCCGAGCAGCTCGTAGGCACGGGTCAGGCCCGCGTCGGTGCCGGCACTGTCCGTCGTGCCAGACGCCCCGGTCTCAGGGTCGCTCGAGGAGCTCCCTGCGGAGTCAGAGTCATCGCCACCGGAGTCGTTGCCGGTGTCGATCTGGATCACGGTGATGGACGAGGCCTGCGCTTCAGGCTCGACCGTGTCACCGGCTGCCGGCGTCGCCGGCGTCTCGGGCTCTTCGCTCGGGGCAACGCCGCGCACAACCGCGATGTCGCCGAGCTGGCCCCGGATGTTGTACTCCCCGGTGTCCGCGTCGAGGGTCACCTGCGGCTTCCCCGCGTCGAGTGGCACGGCAGCCTTGGCGGCCGGTCGGCCACCGATGCTCTTCACCGCGTACTCCACCCAGCTCTTGGGGTTCGCCGGGATGCCCACGATCGAGGTCTCGAGGAGCTCGATGTCGTCGATGATGTAGCCGCCGGCCTGCTTGTCCCACGTGGCGCCGCCGTCCGGGATCATGGCGCCGATGGAGAGGCCGAGCTTGGTGCCGCCCTGAATGGCGGACCACGCCTTGACCGCGCGCTCGTTCTGCTCGTTGACCGAGATCTCGAAGTGGAGCAGCGCGATCGGGTTGCCGTCGGCCGCGGTCTCGGACGCGTCCTTCGTCGACCACGCAGACACGACCGAGCCCGCGACGTCCTCCGGAACCTCGTAGCTGTGGTTCAGGAAGATCGTCATGTTGCTCTTGGCCGACTGCTCCATCTTCGCGATGGCGTTGTCGGTCATGCGATCGCCGTGAAGGTCCTTGACCGTCGAGCTGGCGATGCCGCGGAGCATCTTGACTTCGCGCTCAGATCCGTCGGCCTGCTTCACCGAGGCCGTGTAGGCCATCAGCACGCCAGAGAAGATCTGGAAGCGGCCCTGTCCGCCGGCGATCGCCGCGTCGATCTTGTCCACTGGGACCTCCTCTACGAGCTGCCTGACGGCGTCGCTCAGCCGGTCATGGACGCAGGCTCAGCCTTCGGCATCGCCGCGAGCGCCCGGATGTACTCGTCGAATTGCTCGGCGGGCGTCTCCCAACCGAACTGGCTCACGTGTTCACGCCCCGCGGCGCCCAGATCCCGCCGCATCCCGCGGCTCTTGTACAGGCGCTCGAGGGCGTCGGTGAATGCGTCGATGTCGGGCAGCCACTGGTCCTCGCCCGAGGGGACCGTGATCAGCCGCTCCGGCTCGAGGAGGATCGCCCCGGGCCCGACGTACTCGGGGATCGCGCTCACGTTCTGGGCGACGATCGGGACCCCGCAGGCCGCCGCCTCCATCAGCGTCAGGCCAGCGCCCTCGCCGTGGCTCGTCGAGATGAACACGTCGAACGCGTTGTACAGCGCGTTCATGTGCTCCTGCGGCCAGCCGACGTAGGTCGAGCGGGCCTCCGGGAAGTGGAACCGGTCGGGCTTGGGATCGTCGACCCGGCTCAGCAGGTTGTCGAAGTCGACCCCGAATGCGTTCCCGGGCTTGCGTCCGCAGTGGAAGTGCGCCCTGACGTCGGGGTGGCGGTTCATGAACGGTACGAGGGCCTTCCACGTCGCCGGGTAGTCCTTGCGTTCACTGTTGGTGTCCACCCGTCCAACGACGAACGCGTCATCCGGGAAACCGAACACGCGCTTGCAGTCGGTCTTCGAGCGGAGCACGAGCTCCCCGACCTTGATCGGCCGGCGATCGCTGACGGGCCAGAAGTGCTCGCTGTCCACCCCGTGGTAGACAACCCGGCTGTTTGGATACTGCTGGGCACCCCACTGGCTCATCGCCAGCAGGTTCGTCGCCGCCCCGAGGATCTGCCACGCCAGCGGGAGGTTGGTCCCGTCGCACGGCGTGTAGCTGATGATCGGGCGGTAGCTCAGCAGCACCCGCTGGGGGTCGAGGCGGTTGCTGAACAGCATCGTGAGCAGGATCTGCGGGTCGTTCAGCGAGACGACGACGTCGGGCTCGACCCGGCCCAGCATCTCGATCATCCGGGACATCCCGTAGACGTCCTTGGGGTCGAGCTGGGTCGGCTGGTACAGGTAGAGCGGCGTCGGCTTCGCCGGATCGAGGAGGCCGGGGTACGCGTCGCCGCGGTAGTTGACCGCTAGGACGTGAACCTCGTGCCCGTAATCCCTGACCAGCCGCTCGCCGATCTCGTGCGTGACACGCCCAAAGCCAGTCGAGCAGCCGCCATCGGACAGCCAGAGGATCTTGGACACGGGACCTCCAGCCCGCGCCCGGGAACAGGCTGACGGGGACGCGCAGCCGGCAACTTCAACCCGTCCATACGGGGAGCGCGGCAGAAACCGCGACGCCAGTCTGCTGTTGGCCGGCAGCGTAGCACGCGACCAGCACGCTGGACACGACTACCGCGGTCCGGCGGCTCGCACCAGCATCAACCCGATCCGCTCGACGTCGGAGCCGAGGACCGCCATGCCGTCGGGAAACATGCGGACGACCTCGACCTTGGTGCCGTCAGCAAGCTGCTTGCCGAGCCCATAGGCGATCGTCTCGTTGTGGCCGATCGAGGACTGCATCCCGATGTGGCGGGCCGTGTAGTAGCCCTTCTGGCCGTCGTCGACGAGCATCGCCACCGGGGGCTTGCTGCCGTCCTTCCAGCCGAGGACCCAGAGCGCCTTGACCACGAAGTAGTCGGCGTACTTGGTCATCCAGCCGGGCTCGTCGAGGTCGATCTGGACACCGCCGGCGGTCAGGCGGATCTCGAGGAATACGGGCGTCGGCCCGCCCCCGATCAGGTACGCCTGACCTTGTAGAACGCTTCCTTCGGGCCCACCGTCGGGAGCCCCATCCGGTCGTTCTGGGCGATCCTCGCCTGCCATGCCTCCTCCGATCGGAACGCGAGCTCGCGGTTGAACGAGTCCTCGGTGACGACGACCTCGGCGATGTGCCCGATCTTGACCGAGGTGTCGACGAAGATCTGGCAGCCGGCGGCCTTGGCCTCCTGACAGAACAGGAAGTCCTCGCCGTACTGGCCTGTCCACTTGAAGAACGGCGGCGGGGGCATCCCGGCGCGCTCCTCGAGCGTGGGCATGGGCTCGCCGAGGACCCGCTCGAAGACCCGTTTGTGGATCAGGGTGAACGCCATGCCGGTCGCGTCCACCTCGAGCGCGGTGTCCTCGGGCCACTCCTCGCGGAAGTTGTAGTTGCCCGTGGGCCCGTCGCGGTAGTAGAGCGTGGGCTGGTGCGGAGCGCCGCGCTGGAAGCACAGGCCGCCGACGATGTCGAGGTCGTACTTGCGCTGGGTCTCGACGAGGGTCCGCACGGCGCCCGGCTGCCAGACCATGTCGTCGTCGATGAACAGGATCCAGTCGCCCTCCATTCGCTGAACGCACTCGTTCCGCTGAAGGGTGAGGATGTGGCCGATCACGATCTGGCGGGAGAGGACCTCGCCGGGCCCGAGGAAGCCGAGATCCGTCAGCATCCAGCTCATGGCGGTCGAGGCCGCGATCCGGTCACGGGTCACGATCGCCATCGTGCCGACGACCGTGCCCGTGGGATTGTCGTGGATCGCGGTCAGGTCCGCGCCCGGGCTGATGCTCCAGCCGCCGCCCTGCCCGACGACGCGCCGCGCGACCTTGGGCCCGGTCACCTGCCCATTCGCCGGCTGGTGTGGCGGTACGCGAGCACGCGCTCGAGCCCGGTCATCAGGTCGACCTGCGGGACGTAGTAGCGGGCCATCTCCTCGACGTCGGCGTAGCGGTGCTTCACGCCCTCCGGCATCAACTCGTCGGTCACGATCGGGGCCTCGAAGCCCTCCAGCGCCATCAGGCGGACCGCGATCGTCCGGAACGACGTCGGGATCCCCGAGCCGATGTTCATGGCCGCGTAGCCGTTGTAGATCCCATCGGCGAGCCGGGCCTCGGTGGCAGCAACGATGTCGGAGACGTGGACGAAGTCGCGCGTCTGGTCGCCGGCGCCCCAGATCTTGATCGGGTCCTCATGCCGGGCGACGCGGTCGGCGATGGCCGCCACCGGGTAGTCGAGCCCCTGATCCTCGGCGTACCCGCTGAACGGGCGGATGCACAGGGTCTTGAGGCCGAACACCGCGGCCTTCCACGCGAGGACTTCGCCGACGAGCTTGGTGAGCCCGTAGACCTCGTCGGGCTTACCCCAGACCTTCGTCGTGCCCGGGACGGCCGGGTTGAAGAGATCCTCGGACAGCGAGTGGTGGAAGCCGACGGTCTGGTCATCGACGGGGTAGACCGCGGACGAGCTCGGGTACACGAGCGTGTCGACGCGGTTGACGCACCAGCCGATGAACGCCGCGTCGATGCCGAAGCTGCCGGCGTTGAAGAGCGGATCCTGCTCGATCCGAACGCGGCCGCCGACCGGCGCCGCGAAGTGGTACGCCCTGTCGAACAGCATCGACCGCTCGTACTCGTGGCTCTTCAGCCAGCGGACGAGCTCGGTTGTGTACCGCTGGCGCGGATGCAGAGCCTCGGGCCAGTGGCTGAAGGGGCTCGAGAGATCGTCGACCCCGACGACCTCGTCCCCGTTGTTCAGATGGTGAGAGACGAACCAGCGCCCGAGGAGCCCCGCTGCCCCGGTGACGAGGACCCGCACCCGCGGGTTACTGGACGGTGATGGCCTGCGTCGCCACCACGTTGGCGTCCTGATCGACGCAGGTGACCGTCCACGCGCCGGCGACCGGGAACATGAGCGGACGGTGGCTGAAGGAGCCATCCGCCTTCGGGGAGAACGCCATCGACGTCATGTCGTACTGCGTGGTCGGCCCGGGGCTGTCGTACATCAGCCGGTAGACGAGGGCGCGCTCGGTCGGGTACCGGTTCGCGTCGTAGTTGTTGGAGTCGTTCACCGGCAGGCCGGACACCGTGACGATGACGTTGTCCTTCGCGGCGGTCGGGCTCGCGATGTTGGATGCGATCGCTGCTGCCATCGGGTCTCCTATCTCAGCGGGGGCTGATCGTTGCGGCAACTATGCCCCATCACCATCGCGTCCCAGTGTCCCATCGGGAAGCGAAATTCCTCCCAGAGGTGGTGACCGCCCATCTCAAACCACGCGCGGAAGTCCTCGCGGGTGTACGACCAGTTGTGGCCGTACTCGTAGGGCGGGTCTGGCTCGTCGAGGGGGTGGCCGATGATCGCCCACTTGGCGAGGGGCAGCCACTTCTGGACGACCGTGATCGGGTCGACGAGATGCTCGAGGAATTCGGTCATCACGAGCAGGTCGCACTCGAACGGCTCCAGCTCCTCGACCGGGCTGATGACGACCGTCATGTCCGGGAACCGCCCCATCGCCCGGACCGCCATCGGGACCACGTCGATGCCGATCACCTCGATGCCGTTCGCCGAGATGTAGCCGCGGGGCAACTGGTAGTAGGGCCCGTCATGGTCTGGCCGGGAGTCGTACTCCGGCACCGCCAGCGGAGGACCGGCGAACGGGCCCGTGACGTCGCCAGATCCGCAGCCGAGCTCGACGACCTTGAGCGGCCGGCGCGTCAGGTCCTTCACGAGGATCTTCTCGATCAGGAAGTGGGCGAGGTCGACCCGGCCCGGCTGGCCCTGCGTGAAGTCGGGCGTGTCGTTCCGGCGAAGGTGGTAGTCGAGCGCCTCGCGCTCAGTCCTGTTGCCCAGTCGTCGCACTCGGATCCTCCCCATTGAAGGCCTCGGCGACCACCTGCGGCCACCAAGGCCGCCCGGTCACGTGTGACCATCCGTACCGCTCCGCCGCGGCCCTCGTCGCGTTCTGGAGCTGGGACAGATTGTGCTCGGTCCAGCCCTCGTTGTCCCGGCCGATCCGCAGGTACGAGAGGTAGCCCTCGACAAATTCGTCGAGCGACTTTGAGTGGTCGATGAACCCCGTCGTCCAGAGGATGTTGTTGTCGGGGTGCGGCCGGCTGTGGAGGAACGCCGGCCAAACCACGCCGTTCTCCCAGAGCCGCAGGTGGGAGTGGGGATCGTTGTAGGGCATGTCCTCGACCGAGCTGCGGTACGGGATCCAGATGCCCTGTGCGTGCTCGTGGTCGGCCCACCACGTGGCGTTGCTGAGGCTCCAGAGCAGCGCCGAGGACGGCCACTCGTCGGCATCGACACGGAACGCCCAGCGCGCCCGGACGTGGCGCTGGAGGTGCGGCATCGACGCGTCACCGAAACCGTGGTCGTAGTCCCTGATGACGACGTTGGCCCACTTCCGGGCGATCTGCTCGGTGTCGTCGTGGGACTGCTGGACCGCGACCACCACGCGCTCGAAGTAAGGGCGGACGCGCGCGAGGAGCGCCGGCAACCGGGCCGACTCGTTCTTCGCCACCAGCACGAAGTCGACGTGGCTGTACGGCGGATCGTCGAGGATCCCCGACAGGGCCCGGACGTCCCCGATGGAAGGGCTCGGGACCGGGTTCACGCCGTCAGCAACTCGGTCAGGAGCGCCACGTCCTGCGGCTTGCTGATGCTCTGCCAGAGCTCGAAAGCGCCACGGTCGGCCGAGTACATCTCCTCGCTGTTGACCCGGCGATACCCCTCGTCCCACTCGCCCTTGCCGTAGGCCGGGTGCATGTGCTCGATGACGACGTCCGGCAGGTAGTAGAGGCATCCAGCACCGCCCGCCAGCTCGAGCCAGTAGTTGTCGATGTACAGGTGCTTCAGGGTCTTGAGGCCCATGCCGAAGAACGAGGCGATGACCCTGCTGGCGAACCACATCGTCGGCAGCTTCTCGTGCCAGTTGCGATCGTCGGCGAACGCAACCCCCGGGCGCCGGCGCAGCAGGTCGAGGATCTGGGCATCCCAGCCGTGGGTCCGGAAGCGGTGATCGTCGCCCACGAACCCGACCACCTCGACGTCGGGATCGGCATAGAGCAGGGCGTGGGCAGCTTCGTTGAGGGCGCCGTTCATGCCCATCTCAACAGGAGGCCCAACGTGGAGGGTCAGTCCGCGGGTACTGGCCGCGTAACCCTCCAGCGTCGGGTCGTTGGAGTCGATGGCGAAGATGAGCTCCGTCCCCGCGAGAACCTTCGTCTCGGAGAAAGTCCGTTGCAGCTCGGAAGCTGCGTCAGGCCTGCCCCGAGACGGGCAGATCACGAGGAGCGTCACCGCTCAGACGGTGAAGTCGAGGGTGGCAAGAACAGAGGAGCCGTCGATCAGGCGGGCCCGGTAGGGGCCCTCGAATTCGACGGGGAACGTGACCGAGACGGTGCCGGCCGCGCCGGTGCGGACGACCGGGAGAACGCGGCGGCCGCGCGGGGTGTTGAGCTCGAAGATGAGACCAGTCTCGCCGGCGCCGGGGGCGACGTCGGTCTCGTCCTCGTACTCGTAGGTCGCCGTGTAGGTGGACCCAGCCACCATCGGGCGACCGTGGTGGTCGAGGACCAGATCGCCGTGGCGGCCACCGCGGCGGGCGACTGGCTGGCCTGCGCCGAGTCCGTGGGTCGAGTCGACCGTCCGGCGGCGCTCCGGGCCCGCGTAGGACGTATCGGCAGCGCCTCGGCGCTCCGGGCGGTCACTCGTGAAAGTCGCCGCCTCCGCGTCCTCCGTGTCCGTCGAGCGCGACGCGGGGTCCGAGGTCGCGGCCTCGTTCGCCGCCTGACGCTGACGGAGCTCGGTGTCGGCGTTGTCGGCGCGCTGCTCTGCCAGATCGGCCTTGTCGACCGCGGGGATCTCGAGCGGGCGCTCGGCCTTGCTGGTGTCACCACCGGCGTCGGTCTCCAGCGGGTTGTCCTTGGCGGTGAGGGTGTTGGTGTCGTCGTCGACCGGCGCATCCGGGTCGCCGAGAGCGGGCACTCCCTCGACGGGCTCCGGATCGCCGGCCGGCGGCATCTCGATGTCCTCGTTGGACGTCTCGCCGGGAACCGGCGGGTCCTGCGCGCGCTGGGCGCTCGCGGTGCCCGGGGTCTGCTCCCCCGTGGCGGTGGTGCCGGCGACGTCCTGATCGCTGGTCAGGTCGCCTGCCGTGACAGCTCCTTCTGGCGCACGAGCCGAGGGGCTCGCGGCGTCGGTGTCAACCCGCTTCGGCACCGGTGGCCTCCTCTTCGGTCGGGACCGCCGAGCCCTCGAACAGGCTCGACGTGGGCCCGGTCGGGCCCGCGACGGTGTCCTGCCCGTGCAGGGCCGCCTTGCTCATGCGCTTGTCGCCGAAGGTGCGGAGGCGTTCGGCGTGGGCGTTGTCGCGCGCCTGACGCCGACCCTGCGCCTCCGCCTGCGCCTGCATCTGGGCGAGCTGCTCAGCCTCAGCGCGATCACGGACCTCGTCCATGTTGACGGGAGCGGTCACGTCGACCGTCGTCGGTTCATCGGCCATCTCGGGACCTCCTACGTCTCGTCGAAGCTGTAGCTGACCGTCTCCGTCGTCCAGTTGCCCGGGTTGCTGTCGGCACCGATCTGGAGCTGCCACACGCTGTACTTCGTGTATGACCCGGTCATCGAGTACGTGCCGGTGTCCCAGTTGGCCTTGTTGCCCGAGGTGAAGTTGGTGAAGCTCGTGTTGGCGATCGTAGAGGCCGCCGTGGTGCCCTGCTGGTACGTGGCGTAGTTGCCCGTGAACCAGAGGGTCGAGCTCGCCGCCACCGCGCCGTCGCCCCAGATCTTGAAACCCGAGGTGCTGTTGGCGGGTGCCGTGACGACCTTGAGCGCCAGCCACTTCTCGTAGCTGTAGCCACCGACAGTGATCGGGTTGGCCTGTCGGTTCGCCAGCGAATTCAGGGCGTTGTCTGCCGAGATCATGTCAACGCCGCTGACGCCGTCGGTGAACGCACCCGCGCCGGAGCCCGTTCGGACCGACAGTTGCAGGCTGGCTGCCATCAGTTGCTCCCTCCACCACTGGGCTTCGACGCGCCCGCCGGCGCCGGCTCAGGCTTCTTGCTGACCTCGGCGGCCGTCTGGAGCTCGCTGAGGAGGACCACGCCCAGCGGCGTGTTCGCCATCGGCTGGTTGTACGGGTTCTCGGGATCCGCCGGGTCACCGAGCGGCAGGCGCCCTTCGTCTGCCCGGGCCTCGTTGATGACCTTCCACGGCACGCCGGCGAGCGCCAGCTTGTTCATCTGGGCCTTGTCGAGCGACTCCTTGATGTTGAGCCGCGTGAAGGCGAAGGCGAGGTTGTTGGCCCGGCCGCCGAAGGACTTGTCCCAGACGATCTCGCGCGTGATGTAGTCCTGCCCGAGCGACAGGAACGGGCGGATGCCGGCGCTCTCGGTCTTGTCCTGCTGGACCTCTCCCGTCGCCCGGTTGATGTCGAAGGTCACGCCCAGATCCTGCGGGCTGAGACCGGCCACGGCGCAGATCTTGCGGACGAGGTAGATGTTCCACTCGAGGAACTGCATGTCCCGGTTCGTGGCCCGGAACGGGATGAACTTGGCGCCCTTGGTGCCGCCGATGAACGCCATCGCACCGCGGCCGGCGACCTCGGCCGCCCAGTAGCTCTTGAAGCCCTCGACCTGCTCCGGGCGCGTCCCCTCGCCGAGGTCGAGCATCCCGTCAGGAGCCGCGTTCGTGACCTGCCGCGTGTTGTACGCGCTGGCGTTGAGCTCGGCGTCGACCGTGTACTTCAGGGTCTCGAGCATCGAGAGCCCGACCGGCGAATAGGTCCGGGGGTTCGACATGATGTAGACCATGTCGGCGTTCAGGAAGCCGGCGAAGTCGACCGGGGATCGCTGGAACCAGTAGCGGATGGTCTTGGGGTCGCCGTCCCAGAACCGGTTGACGAAGATGCGGCCGCCGTCGGCGCCGTGCAGCGCGACGAGGTCTCCGCCGACCGTGCGCTCCTTCTCGATCGTCCCTGCGTCGAGGGTCAGCACGTCCTCGATGATCGGCTCGATCCAGCTCCGGAACGAGTCGCCAGACTCGTCGCCGCCACCCGGGTTCGTGGGATCCGACAGGAGCGCCTTGATCGCCTTGGCCCGGCCCTTGTCGTAGCGGCGGGTCTTGTCGAACGGGACGATGTCCCACTCGGACTGGCTGACCTGCGTCTTCATGAACCGGATCGCGGCCCGGACCCACTCGCCGTGCTCGGCCCAGTTGCGGAACAGGTTCGCGTCGGGCTTGCCTACGCGCTGCCGGCCGTTGTACGAGAGCGCAGCAGAGCTGACCGAGCTCGAAACAGGGCCCGTCCGGTAGCTCCTCCGGAAGGTGTCCGCAACGGCCTGTACGAGAGCCCCCACCTACCGCCTCTGCCGGAAGTGCGCCGCGAGGACCTTGTCCTGCTGAGCGTTCAGGTAGTCCGACTGGATCTTCGCATTCGCCTGATCGAGCGCCTCTGCGTAGGTCAGGCGGTGTGTTTCGATCGTCCGAAGAATGGTGACGAGGTAGTCCGGGACGACCCTGATGCCGTCCCGAAATTCGAGCTCAGTCGGCTTGGGAGGGTCGAACGCCATCGCGGGGAGTATGCACGAACAAGGCTAGGCCCCGGCAACCGAAGTCACCGGGGCCATCGCGAGGCTCGGGCGCACCGCCCGGCACGATCTTTCGACCATTCCAGCGGGTATTGCCGTCTGCCTGCCCTAGATCGTAGCAACGATGCTGTTGGGCGGCAGGCTCGGATCGCAGATCAGGCGGATCACCCGGGCGTCGTTCGCCGAGCAGCAGCCGATGACCATGTGCATGATCTCGGGCGACACCCGGGCCTCCCTGAGCCCCTGCGCGCGCATCTCCATGATCCGAACCCGGGCCCGGTCGTAGAACGCGTGGTCGTGCTCCCACAGGAGATGCCGCTCGCCAGTCGTGACGCACCGGCTGAAGTGCGGCTCGTGCGTGCGTGGGTGCTCCCACGGGACGAGACTCACGCCGCCCTGCTGACCGAGCCGAACACGAATGTGTCGTTGACCATGTCGAAGGACAGGCCCTCGGCGTCGACGAGGTCGTCGTGGCCCTTGGGGAAGCTGAGGAGCTCCACCTCGAACGCGGTGCCGCGGAGGTCCTTGTGGTGGTGGACCTTGTGCGCCTCGTACTTGGCCGCGACCGCCCGGGCCCGGGTGACCTTGTCGACGTCCTGCTTCTTGCCCTCGACCGGGATCTGGGGGTAGTCCTCCATGACCGTCTGGATCAGGGTCGACTGGAACTGCTGGCTCTCGATGAGCACCAAGCTGATGGTCGGGTAGGCCGACCAGCCGTCGAACACGAATTCGGCGTGGTGGCTCTCGCGCTTGTCGCGGTAGGCCGACATCACGAAGAATTCACCCCGCTGGGTGCATGGCGAGCCGGCCGAGCAGGCGTCCCGGAACGTCGTCACGCGGGCCGTGAAGTCGGCCGCCTGCTTCTCGCTGGAAGCGAGGTCCACGCCCATCTTGCCCGAGTAGAGGTGGCCCTCCGGCAGCAGGTCGAAGTGGTCGAACGGGCCCTTGAAGATGTTGCCCTCGAGCAGGCCCGAGATGTCGTTCTGGTAGGCGCACGAG